CTATAATTCCATGTATTCGCTGCCTCTTCTCCCGCTACACTAGATCCCCAAGCAATACTGTTACCAGAAACTATCTCTGTGTCTGGAGTCGTATAGGGGTTAATATTATCTATAGCATCTACCAATTCTCCTGAAACTCTTGATCTCACGAGGTAATAATCTCCAACATAAGTACTAAAGGTATTACTTCCTTGTGTTTGTGTTGTACCAGCAACCGAACTTAATGTAATTGGATATTCATCTAAAATTTGAGATGCTGCAAGTCCCATAAAAGACGTATTAGGTTCTGTAAGTCCTAGAGCACCGTTTACAACTTCGTATGTTGGAAGTGTGTATTTTTTATAAGCAGTTTTTAAATCTCTTGCCCCATAACATATAGCCCTTTGTTGTGCAAGATTTTCACATATAGTTGCAAGAGTATAATTTCCCGAAGCAGATGTAAATTTCTGACATATTGCATTTAATAAAGTTTGTGCAAATTCTCTTGTTAACGTAATAGAATCTAAAATTCCCTCACGTGCAAGTAGATGATTATTAGGCGCACTTTCCAGTGTTTTTTCAACTTTTTCAACTTCTTTTTGTATTGCTCCTGACATTTTTTTTCTCTATGATAAAGGTCCTGTAAATGGTACTGGTGGAGTACCAGGAATTATACCACTTACTACCCAAGTTTTTGACCAATCTGCCATAATACCTCCAAGCTCACGACCGAAATCCATTGGTGAAGGGGCATATGCATTAAATAGCATTTGTAATAGTGGAATATGTGAAGGTCCCGCTACAGGAGGACCTATTTGTGCTGAACTCATAAATGTTAATGCCATAGCTGATAATTGTGCTCCTACTGCTTGACCTATTGTCATTCCTACTGGCATCATCCCCTGAAAAATTTGTCCAATATTCACTCCATAAGGTTCAGCCATGACAACAGAATATGGAAACCCCGCTGCATTTTGTGCCATAGACAAATAATTCTTAAATGCCTTTGTTATATTTCTGCCAGGCGTAATACCAGTGCCAGGTTGATTCATAAACATCGTTCCCAATTCGGTTTGTAATACTGATTTAACTAATGCCATTATTCAAAACTCTGTCCCACTTTTATAGATTTCAGTAATGATAATTTTACTGATGCTGGTGGCATTGGAGGACCAGTTGGCCCTGCACCACTAGGATGTGTATGTTCTGTTATAATATCTATTATATCATCCATAAACTGTTTCATAGTAATTATTAATCCTTTGACTTTTACTTTACCAGCAGAACTTATACTCACTTCTCCCAATAGACCCTGCATTGATGCCTCTCCAATCGATGTTAATTTAGATGATGATAACAAACTATCAAATGCAACATCTCCTAGTAATGAAGTACCCTTGAGACTTCCTAAACCTGCCAACAATACAATTTCATTTAATGCGTCTAGTTTTACATCCCCCAAAGGTTTCATTGAAAAACTTGCTCCAATTCCCGCGGGACCTAAGAGAAATTCAATACCTCCCGTTGCCAAACTATCAATAGATTCCATCCCTATCTTCCCTAACGTTGCGGTAGTTTTTTTCGCATACCCCATAGTAGCACTTGGTAATAATCCAAATATACTTTCATTAATAGAATCTGACGCCTTAACGCTCCAAGACATTCCCGCATTAACAGAAGCAGATCCTACTGTATTAAGACTAAATGCCTTTGCACCCATAGTCCATTTTCCACCTACACTATCTGTTTGCTCACCTGATGTATTGTGATGAGCATGTCCGGAATGACGATAAAAATGGGAAGACGCGTGTGTAATTTTATGTGTAGCTGATACTGTATAATCATAACTATTAATACTAACAAGATTCCCAGGATTATTAAGTTCAAAAGATCCTTTTCCCATAGAAATAAGATAAGAACTTCCTATTCTATCATTCTTGCGCCCTAGAACAAGAACTTGTTGTGAACCGTCAACCGTAAGACAATCACCACCTTCAATGTGTGAATATTTTGATCCTAAAATAATACTATAATGATCATTTACAGTTTTTTCATGTTTAATCCCTATTGCATCAATTTCAGTAAAAGTACCAGCACGATGATACCAATGTAATCTCTCATGTCCTGGAGTATCATCCATTTCTATAATATGTCCACTTTCTGTTTGATGAACATGATTATAAGGATATAGTGCATTCCAAGCAGGATGAGGTTCAGACCAAGTACTTCCTGTCGCACAGGAAATGTTTGTTTGACCTTGTTCTCGTGCTAAAGTTTTTTCATAAACTATACCTGAAATAGAAGGATCTGTCTTGAGAGTATTACCTCTTATACCTCTTGCCAATCTATTCGTAGTAGGCTCTTTAAGATAATTTAAATTTCTAGTATTTGAAATTAAAGAGGTTGGAATAGTTTTATCTAATGGAGATAATCCAGTATCAGGAAAAGTAGATCGAACTGGATTTTCTACTAGTTTAACAGTATATGCTGGCCGGTTCCAGCGTGATTTAATTAATTGTGTTACTGGAAAACTAGAATATTCCCCTTTTACATGAGCCTCATGAGTAGTGGGTTTTGCTCCCTGTTTAAGTGTAACAGACTCAGATATTTTAATTTCTTGTGGGTGTTGAGTAGGATTGGGAGCGGCATTATGTATAATTGAAGCAGGTTCTCTAGGAACTGATTGTCCAGCTTTAATTGAAGCTGCATCAAAACGTAATTGTCTTGTTGGTATTTCATCTGGATAAAGTGGGTGTCCTGGATCTCCCCCAGGCTGTCTTGGATCTGAAAATCCCTTCTCAAGATTATTGAATTTTCCATCCAACTCCGGTATGCCACCAAAAGTACCAAAGAACATAGGCTCTTGACCTGATTCTCCATCTCTATAAAAGCCTAATACCCATGTACCCTCTACAGGTCCTAATGGAGTTGTACCTACTCCTGTTTGACTTGCAGAAGTAATCGGAGAAACAGGATACGCCCAAGGTAATGTTTTTGTAGGTTGATCTGTTTTTAATTCTGAATGCCACCCTAGAATACGAACTTTACATCTGCCAAGATAAAGGGGATCGTGTCTATCTTCAACAACACCTTGCCACCAGATAAATCCCTCTTTTCCCATAAAATAAGACATACTAAAAACCTCCAATCACGCGTTCACCATCCTCTGACATTTTTATTGATCCATCATCCATAATAGCTGAACTTCCAGAAACTCCTGAACCTCTACCACCACCGCCTGATGCAGTAGCTTTTAAAGAATCTTTTATACACTCAAATTCTATATTATATATTTCACGAGAAAAATGATGTCTTAATTTAGTAATTAAATATTTGCCACTTAAATACTTATGCTCTTCCATTTCATCTCCACCACCTCTCATTGATAAACTAGGAGAAGGCATTTTAAAATTTATCACATCTCCTACCATTCTACTTGATCGACCAGGAGCCCTAATATTTAATTTAATATTATTCAGTTGTTGTTGCTGAACTGTACGTTGTTGTAACCATTCTTCCACTCTATTAGGAACAATATTTAATGGTCCCAATTCTTCACCATGTTTTACAGTTTTTATTCCAACACCATCCTTAAAATGTGGTATTTGATCATGACCTAGATTTGTAGGATAAAAACTTACAAGAGCACTAGGAGCATTTAATGCTGATTGTGCAGAAGTACACAAATCTTGATCCTCTAAATGAGTAAAAGAATCTGAAAAGTTTTTCTTATCTGCTGCTGTTTTTTTGATTGGTCTTTCTTCTCTTGACCCATCAGTATGAACAATCACGTCTGGCATTTGATCTTGAAGATAACTAAAATCTATAGTATCAAATTTCATTCTAACTAAATCATGCGTCATTAATTTATTCGCATACATTCCTTTTGTTAAATTTTCTAAAACATCAAAATTAGAAGTAAAATTATAACTCAAAACAGATGTCATTTCTAGAGCAACTCTTTCTGGTGCAAGAGGAGCGTTTTCTAGTTCGACATCCAAATCCATTCGTTTCGGCCAAACTGTATAGGTTTCCTTAGCCCTCACATCACCAAACGCGTACATTCCTTCATCTGGACTTTTACCTGCTGGAAAATCTGGTGGTTTCAAATATCCAGCCCCACCACCAGCAAAAAGTGTTTCTATAGAAATAAAATGATATCCTGTTACGGTTTCAAAAAAAACAAAATTTGATCCACTTGCATGTTGTCCAGCAGAGACAGATCTTCCGGCTAAAAATTCAAAAGTTTTAAATGGTGTTAGATTTGGTAAACTTAAATCTACTAAACTTTGAGTGGGTTCAATAAATATTTTTTTGGGTGTATTAGCTGATGTTTTAGAGTTCGGCTTAACATACTCAGTATATAAACTACGAACTACATTGGATATTTTTTGTGGTTCTCCTGTAACCTCATTTATAGTACTTCTCTGTACTTTTATTTTCAAGTTATCTACATATTCTTGTGAAACTCCATGTAACGTATAAGTAGACATTCCCCCCGCAACTGGATTACTTCGATCTGCCATTTTAAATATTGTAAAGACTAAATCTAAAAAACCAGTGTTTTCACTTTCATTAAACGGACCATATTCAACTATCGGGCTCCCAGGAGGACCAGAAGGTTCTCCAATTTGTGTAGGGCGTTGATTTGTTAAATTTGATGTTTTGATTTTTATGATCAACGTCTCTTCTCCTATAATTGGTAGAAATTCCGTTAATCCAACTCCGTCTACAATGGTAATATCACAAGTAAGGGTAGATGAAAACATATCTTCAAAAATATTCAGTTCAGACCAAGAGTTTCTTAAATCAATAATTCCTCCACCAGGCTTATGCGGTGATTTAAGACTACATTCATGTACTTCATAATCGCCAGGAAAACTTGGTTGATTCCCCACAGTAGGATTTATAATATCCTCACTTTTAGCCCCAGTACCATCTTTAGGTAACTGGTTTACCGTTCCAGCTTTTCGGCGTGTGATCGTTTTTTCCCCAAACTGAGAAACTTTTTCCTCACCACCTTCGTTATATGCAGGCATATTATTATCCTATAATAATTTATTTGTGTGTTCTGACATTATCATACTAGCAAATTCCGGTTTAATTAATCTAATCTCACGTTTAGCTTCATTTTGTTGTGTTTCCCAAACATAAGAACTTATAGTATCTCGTGTATCAACAGACAAAGACAACCAAGTGGTATAATCACATTTTATTCTATATTCAGGTATAGGATCTTTTATTCCTTTTCGTTCTACTCTTGCTCTGAGAATTCGTTCATAATGATGTATACGAGTTTCTGATTCACGAACACTTCCATATTTCCCTTGGATATAACTTATAAATTCTCTAGTTCCTAGTGGCCAGTCCCAAATAGGATCATGTATTTCATTCATAACAAAAATTAACCAAGTAAATTTTACATCACCATAAACTTTTTCTGCTACTATATCAGGTCTCTCATTTTCTAATATAGAATATGGCTCAAATTGAACTATATCATCTAAAATTACATTTTTGAGTTTAGTCCTATTCATAATATTAACTGCAACTTTTAATTGCGTAGGTCCGACTTGCCCTGTAATATTATAAGAGAATTTGGGATAATGAGAAAAAAATTCTGACATAATTAGTATTTCCTTTTATTAATATCCAGCTTCAATGTGTCCACGATGCATAACTTCTAATTCTTTAAATTCTAATTTCATTTCAACTGAAACTGGATGTTGTGTCTGGTCAAAAAATAATGTAGTATCTTGAGTAGTATAATCTATGTCACATGCAGTTAATACAGATCTACCTATTCGAAAAAGTGGATTTAGGTCTCTGTCGAGATCCTGACCATTTATCTTAAAATCTATTGTAAATTCATCTGGATAACCAAATAATCCAACAGGGGCAATAGCTGCATTTCCTTTCCCATGAGATGGTAACATAGCTATTTTAAAAGCTTTTACTATTTTAGCTACTTGTAGTGATTCAGTTGAATTTTTTGGCATCATCTTAAAAGTAAATGAATGATCACGTAAAGCTGTTGGACCTTGATATGCGGCAACCATATAAGGATTGAGTACTTTCCCAGTCACGTTTCCCATTAATGTATCTGCATTACCACCAGTGATTTTACTTACCACTTGTTGTCCAAACTCCATCATTCCCGCTTCTGTTCCTTGTGCCACTCTAGCAGTTACCAAGCTCTTGACGCCCGAGATTATATTTGAAATTGAACCACCAGCACCACCACCACCAGCTGGTGACATTCCCTCTATAATATCATGACCAGATCGACCTATTGCATCATCTTTATATTCTGCTTTGTATCCTGTTTTCATAGCATCAGGAGGAATATATAAGGCTATATTTTTGGTAGGGGAATTTGTTCTAAAATCAAAAGTTTTAAATTCCATAAAATGTGGAAATTCGTCTCCTCCAAGATTTGGAGGCCATTCCAAATTTACCATCTGTGTACCCATATTATTCCTTATCGTAAAATAGTAGTTATTAATAGATGTCTATATATTTATATGGCATACAAAGGGAAATTCAGACCAGAAAATTATAAAAAATATAAAGGTGATTATACTAAAATTACTTATCGTTCTGGGTGGGAATTGAAGTTCATGAAGTATTTAGACCGACAACCGAATGTATTATCTTGGTCAAGTGAAGAAGTTATAATCCCCTATAAATCTCCCATTGACAATAAATGGCACAGGTATTATCCAGATTTTTGGGTTAAAACTAAACAAGGTGAAACTTTAGTTGAAATCAAACCTAAGAAACAGACTCGACCCCCAAAACTAAATCCCAAAAATAAAAGAAGATATTTAAACGAGGTGAAAACGTGGGGTATAAATGAAGCAAAGTGGAAAGCAGCTGTAAGTGTATGTGAAACCAAAGGATGGAAGTGGCAAATAATGACAGAAGATACTCTAACAATTACTAAATAGTTATGACATTTTAAACAACATCCTACAATGGAATACAAATATGTTACCTATTTTGGGTATCTTAAC